AACTTTCAAAATCTTACTGCTACCCAAGTTAATACCAGTGACGTAAGCGTAAATCATCCACAAGTAGGTGGTCCTAACGGAGCCTACATACAGCCCAAGAATCCGTATAGTGGAGGATCGAGATTCAGTCAGGCACAAAACGAACAGACAATCAATGCAGAACATATTGTGCATTTAAGTCTAACTGAAGGGTTAGATTTCAGTTGGCCTTTTGGAAACAGTGTATTAGAGAATGTGTTTAAGGTCTTTAAACAAAAAGAACTGCTAGAAGATGCTATCATTATATATCGTGTTCAAAGAGCTCCAGAACGTAGAATATTTTATATAGATGTAGGTAATATGCCCAGTCATATGGCTATGGCATTTGTGGAACGTGTAAAAAATGAAGTGCATCAGAGAAGAATACCCACACAAACAGGCGGTGGGCAGAACATGATGGATGCTACTTATAACCCACTAAGCACAAACGAAGATTACTTCTTCCCACAAACTGCAGAAGGTAGGGGCAGTAAAGTTGACACCTTACCAGGCGGACAAAATCTCGGTGAAATCACAGACTTACATTTTTTCACTAACAAACTGTTCAGGGGATTAAGAATTCCTGCTAGTTATTTGCCTACTGGTATGGATGACGGAACCAGTAACCCGAATACCTTTGCAGATGGAAGGGTTGGCACTGCTCTAATACAAGAATGGCGTTTCAATCAATACTGTATGCGTCTCCAACGTATGGTTGTTGAAAAGTTAGACAAAGAATTTAAATTGTTTATGCGTTGGAGAGGAATCAACATAGACAATAACTTGTTTGATTTACAGTTTAACGAACCGCAAAACTTTGCTAGCTATAGACAAGCAGAAGTAGATCAAGCAAGAATTACCAGTTTCACTCAATTAGAAGCATTTCCTTATCTAAGTAAACGATTCCTGCTTACTAGATACTTAGGACTTACCGAAGAAGAAATGTCTGACAATGAAAGAATGTGGGCCGAAGAACAGGGAGAAGTTGAACAAGCACCTGTAGAACAGGTTGGACTACGCAGCGTTGGCATAACACCTGGCGGATTAGACACTGAATTACAAGCTGCTGAAGTGCCTGCAGAACAAGAACAAGGCGCCCCAGGCAGTACACCAGGCGGATTAGAAGCTGGTATGGCTGGAGGTCCTGCAGCAGTTCCGGCACCAGCAGGAGCGCCAGGCACTATTACATTGTAAAAATATAAATAAAAACATGTATTTGACTGAACTTTATAATCCTGTAAATTCTTCTTTTGAAACCAATAAAGAAGATAATTCTACGATTAAAAAAAGTGATACAAGAAAAAATAGAATAACTCTTGGCAGATTGAATCGTTTAAGAATTATGAACGATGCTAGAAAATTAGAACACGAACGCAAATTAGAAAAAGTCGCTAATCAATATAAAGTACCCGCAGCAGCGCCTACTTTGTAATTTTGCACAATAAATGACTTAAAAAAGCCCTTAATAGGGGCTTTTTTTTATGTTTTTGTAAATAACTATAATGAATTCTTAAATTAAAGGATTAGAAAATGACCAAGTACGAACAGTTGATTGAATATATTATTAACGAAGACGAAGCAAAAGCTCGTGAGCTTTTCCATCAAATCGTTGTTGAAAAGTCTAGAGAAATCTACGAATCCATGATGGACGAAGAAGAAGATCTAGACGAAGTAGTAGGTGGGGATCAAGTCGAAGCTATGGTTGATGAAATCACCATGGACGAAGAAGGCATGCAAGAAGCCGAAGAAGATGATTCCGAAGAAGATGATTCCGAGGAAGAAGACGAAGGTTTTGATGACATGGAACTAGACGCCGATGAAGAACTAGGCGATGAAGAAGATGCTCCTGCAACAAAACAAGATTTAGAAGATTTTAAGGATGACATCGAAGCCACATTTAGACAAATAATGTCCCAAGAGTTTGGCGATGAAGATATGGGCGACGACATGGAAGCAGACATGGATATGGATGCTGAAATGGATGCCGAAATGGGCATGGACGACATGGGCGCCGAAGGCGATGAAGATTTGGAAGCAGAAGGCATGTATATGGAAGCCAAAGCTGCTAAAAAAGAAGAAATGCTTGCAAAGAAAGGCGACAAATCTAAGCGTAAAATGACCGAAGCAGAATGGCTACGTGAATATGTTGACAAGATCGGCGACGTTTATGGCCAAGAACCTGCTCAAGGCGAAGGCAACGAAGTCGGTGCTGGTAAAAAAGCCAAAGTTAGTGCTCAAAGTATCGTTGCAGGAAAAAATGACATGGGCGGCACCGCTAAAAATCTAAACCAAGGCGAAAAGGGCGAAGATCCAGACGGCAAGCAAACTCCACAGCCAAACAACGAGTATACTAAAGGACGCGGAAACTTACCACACGCAGGTAAATTTCAAAACGTACCAGGAGCAAAAACAAAGCCAGTTGATTCTGGAAAGCCAGAGTACAGCAAGGCACATGGTGCAGAAGGTCAAACAACTGGTGGAAAACTAGCTGTTTCGGTTAAAAGCCCAGTTGCCAAATAAGGTAAACAGTAATGAATCTTCTTAGGGAACATTTAACCTTTGACAACGCTAGGATGGAAGTCCTAGCGGAAGATTCCAGTGACGGTTCTGGAAAGAACCTTTACATGAAAGGCATTTTTGTGCAAGGTGGTGTAAAAAATGCCAATCAAAGAGTTTACCCAGTTGATGAAATTTCCCAAGCTGTTGAGACCATAAACAAGCAGTTAAAAGAAGGCTACAGTGTTCTGGGTGAGTTAGATCACCCAGACGATCTTAAGATAAATTTAGATCGTGTATGCCATATGATAACTGATATGTGGATGGATGGCCCAAATGGTTTTGGAAAATTAAAAATTCTTCCTACTCCAATGGGGCAACTAGTTAAAACTATGTTGCAAAGTGGAGTGAAGTTAGGTGTGTCCAGCAGAGGTAGCGGTAACGTCAACGAAAGTTCTGGACATGTCAGTGACTTTGAAATAGTCACAGTGGATATTGTAGCACAACCCAGTGCTCCTAATGCTTATCCTAAGCCTGTTTATGAAGGCCTTATGAATATGCGTAATGGACATAGGGTAATCGAGATGGCTAAAGATGCCAATGCTAATCAAAGAGTTCAAAAATATCTAGCCGAGGAAGTAAAACGCCTCATTAAAGATTTAAAAATATAAGGGGAATGATCCATGTTTGAAGCTATCAAACCATTAGTTGAAAGTGGTATCATTAACGAAGAAACCAAGCAAGTTATTGAAGAAGCTTGGCAAGCTAAGTTAAATGAGGCTCGCGAACAACTCCGTTCAGAAATACGTGAGGAGTTTGCCAGCAGATACGAACACGATAAAAGCGTAATGGTAGAAGCTCTAGATAAAATGGTCACAGAAGGTCTCCAAGGTGAAATTCGTGAATTTGCAGAAGAGAAAGCTCAGCTTGCAGCAGATAGAGTTCGTTTTAACAACAAAATGAAGGAAAGTGCCAGTAAGTTTGACAATTTCTTAGTTAGCAAACTTGCAGAGGAAGTTCAAGAGTTACGTAAAGATCGTAAAGTCCACATGGAAAACATTGGACGTTTAGAAAAATTCGTAATTTCTGCTCTAGCTGAAGAAATTCAGGAATTCTCCAAAGACAAACAAGATGTAGTTAACACAAAAGTTCGTCTAGTACGTGAAGCAAAAGAAAAACTTGCAACACTACAAGATCGTTTTGTGCAACATTCTGCACGTCTAGTTAAAGAATCTGTAGCTACTAAACTAGAGTCCGAATTGACTCAACTTAAAGAAGACATTCAAATTGCCCGAGAAAACAACTTTGGACGTAGACTTTTCGAAGCCTTTGCCAGCGAGTTCGCAATAACTCATCTCAATGAGAACAAAGAAATTGCCAAACTCAAGACAGAACTAGAAGAGAAAACCAGACAAATTGCTGAATCTCAAGAAGCAATCGAAACTAAAACTTCTTTAATTGAATCTAAAGAACGCGAAATTAGAATCATAAAGGAAAGCCAAGAACGCAACCAAGTTATGGCTGAATTAATGAATCCATTGAGCAAAGAAAAGCAATCAGTAATGATGAGCTTATTGGAAAATGTGCAAACTTCAAAGTTGAAGTCGGCATATGAAAAGTATCTACCAGCAGTACTTAACAATGTCAAGCAAGAAGCAGTTAAACAAGAAAAAACTGTTCTTAGTGAAAGCAGAGTTGAAGTAACTGGTGATAAATCTGCTAAGGTCAACGCCGACATCGAATATAATAATGTAGTCGATATTAAGCGTTTAGCAGGGCTTAAGTAAACCCTAATAAAGGAAATTAAAAAAAATGACACAAGCACTATTAGAAGGCCGTTGGGGCGAAACAAGAGAAGCCCTTCTAGAAGGTCTTAGCGGTTCACGCAGAACCACAATGGGTGTTATTCTTGAAAACACTCGTAAACACCTAGCTGAAGCAGCAACAGCTGGAGCAACAAGCGCAGGTAACGTAGCAACACTAAACCGTGTTATTCTACCAGTTATCCGTCGTGTTATGCCTACAGTTATTGCTAACGAAATCGTTGGTGTTCAGCCAATGACTGGACCTGT